CCTTTGGGTTCTCTGCATTGAACGCGTTGAACTCACGCTGCCTCAAATGAAACGGCGTGTTCATGCTCATACCTTGACCTCCAGCAGCTCCTGCTCACTGTCCTCGTCGACGTATATCGAGAACAAGGACAATTCAAAGTTGCCCTCACTGGTTTCAATGATCAGGTCCCTGGTAGCGTAACGGGTAGCGCTTGCCTGGTTAAGACGGACCGCGCTCAAACGGATGTTTGTAACGCGATGAATGTTTAAACTGAAGTTCATTCTCTTTCTCTCTTTCTGTGGTTGGAAATTAAATTATACAGGTATCGTACAAATCTTGTCTAGTACTTTCCCCAGGTTTCATAAAAAATCCAAACAGATACCAGGAAGAAGATAAATACCTTCAACCTGATCTGTTTGAAGTACTCGTCAACGATCACCGTGCATTACCCTGCAGGCGATCTGCTACCAGCTTGGCGTAGCCGGCGATGTCTACCCAGTGGTCGACCTTGTCGGGGTTGCCGTTGACGATGCGGCCGATCTTGTGCACGATCATCTCCAGGGCTTCCCACTGGTCGTCAGCAAACGTCTTGTTGTGCATCCTGGCGTGGTCCGCGAGCGTGCGCTTCATGGCCTGCATCAGCGCAGCGCCATCCTTGAACTTGCCGTAGTCCTGGGCCCGTGCGTCCAGCGTCTCGTCGATGTCGGTCTCTTGGCCTTCACCCGTGAAGTCGCGCTCGTCGTCGTACTGCAGCACGCCAGACTTAAGGCCTTGTTTGACAAACTCTCCAGGTTCAAAACCCAGCCTCTTTGCAATCTCTAATTGTGAACGTGAGATGGTGACCTTGCGGGTTGGTGCATCTGGCGCGGGGGCCGTGATCAGTTGATCGTTCTCCTGGACCTGCTTGCGCAGCTTGTACGTCATTGGCTTGGGTGCCTCGAACTTGGCTGCCACCTTGGCCACATCGGCACTTGGGTGTTTGCGGAAATACTCTCTGATTTTGTCTGACTTATTCATGTTGCTTCCTTTTGAGTTTGAACGATTGCACGGGCCTTGCCCTGGCGAAGAACCGCCAGCACATGGTCGTGCGCTTTTTCTATGTCATGCACAGTGGCATGCGCCAGCTGCTCCTCATGCAGGTCCATCACCAGCTTCAGGGCTTCCCACTGCTTGGCCGTCATGATGAACCGCATTCCGTTGGCCACGCCGCGTCGAGACAGCTGCAGCAGGGCGTCTTGGCCCTGGTGAATCTCCTCGAGCCAGTCGTGACCTTTGCCCATGATGGCCAGCGCTTCAGTAATGTTGAAAGCGCCAATCAGCATGTCAATGTCCTCTTTGGTCGCGTTGCCCTTTCTGACTTGCTCCAGGGCTGCGCGGTTCTTGAGTTGTACGTCGATGTAAATGCCTGGCAGATCGCGCACAGGTTTAAAGCCTGACAGCACGAAGTCCAGTGGGTTTTGAAGAACGACGCGGGGTCGGTATTTGCTGCGCTTTTTCATGCTTTGCAAGACACAAAAAGACTTGCACACACAACCAGCACAACCGTGAAGTACACGATGGCCCGGTCACTGACCAGGCGGCGGTAGTTGCCAAGCAGAATATTCTGCATAAGCTCTTCGCTCTGTGTCATCTCAGGTGGCTTGCGTTGGTACGTCAGGCCAATCAGTACCTTGCCGGTGTTCACGTACTTGCCTGTTGCAGCAAGTTCCTTGTACACCTTTTGCTCTCGGGTAAGGGCTTTTTTAGTCATTGCACTCTTTCTCCTTTCTGTTGTTGAGCCTCAATCGTAGCACATCTAGTTCACGTGTCAACAACTCAACTCTTTTTTCTGCATCCAACCAGGCTTCACGCCACAGTCGTTGGTCTTCAATACGCTGCGCAGTCGCTTCAAGGAGGTACTCTATCGCTGGATATATCTCCTTGACTGCGCGTAGTTCCTCTCGTAGTTTCATTTTCACTCCATGGATGTTTTAAATATTCTTCACGAAGTAGCCCATACAGCATCAGGTCTCCACCATCGGGAAAAGCCTTGCGCATGCGCCCTTCATATTGGAAACCCAGGCGCGTTACAAAACGCTGGGCTTTAAGGTTCTCGGCACGGATCAGGCCCGTGACCCGTGGTACTTCAAGCACTCTGAATGGCAACTCAAACGACGCGTTGAAGAAACTGCGTGACAACCAGTGACTCTTGGGCCGTGCAGCGATGTGCATGTCAATGTTGGTCCCTGTGTAGGCAGAGAACACCGTGACGGCCAGGAAGTCGCCCTTGTCATCCAGCAGGCTTACTGCCGTGACGTCGCCTGACATGCCGTCGATGCCAATGACTTTCTTGGCCCAGGCAACGGCCTCGTCCTTGCGTTCAAAACGTAGAATTTTCACGATAGTTCTCCGCAATCTCGTCTTCAAAAAACATCATCTGCTCCTCTGTGAGGGTCTTGGTGATGTCTACCTGGCGCGGCTTACCACTGGGGCCTGTGATGGTTAACAGGACCTTGGTGATGTCCAGCTGCGCGGGCAACTCTGTGTCCTCCACCAGCATAGCGGGGAGTACTTCAAAAGTGAGTTCGACGGGGAACGTCATCTCGGTCTGATATTTCATCTTTGGCTTTCTCTCTGTTTTTAGCGATACGCTGCAGCGTCAGTGATTCTTTGTAGGCCTGGTCAAAGGCGGGCTGGAGTAACTCAGCCATGTACGCGCCCATACCTACCTTGTAAAAGGTAGACAGTTCCTTGAGCATGAAGTACGCGTTCTCTGGTAGCGACACGGTGATCCAGCGCTGCCCAGGGCGCTTGGAGGGTGACGCACGTACAGCGTCGTATCGGTCCTTCTTCTTAGGACCTGAACGCCGTGGTCTACCACGTTTCTTCATTGGCTGACGAACGTATGGCTCTGGGTGAGCAGGTACAACTTGAGTTCGTGGCTTTGGTGATCTTCCCATTAAATTCTCCTTTCTATTGGACTTATCAGTGTATCGGAAAAAATGGGCTGGGAGCAAGCCCCCAGCCCGAACTTCTCAAAAGGAGAGTGGGGCAACTGCAGTTAACCCCACCTCAATTATGATGCTTCTCCCCAGCTTGGTCCAGTCTCCACGTCAACGCGAGAGGGAACTTCCAGGGTTACTGCCTTGGCCATGATTTCGGCTGCAGCGCGGGCCTCGTCAATGTTCCTGACGGACAGTGCTACTTCGTCATGCACTTGCAGCAGCAACTTAAAACCTGCTTTGTGCAGCGCCACCATGCCGGCTTTGGTCTGGTCTGCGGCTGACCCCTGGATCAGACGATTCAGGCCCTTGTAGGTACCCGCACGCTTGATCCTGACCCCATACTCAATGACGGCCTGCTCACGCGGCAGCGCTTTGTTCACGCCCCACTCCGTTGGCTCCCACAATGGGAAGCGGCACTTGCGGCCCAGGAGGGTGCGAATGGAGCCGCCAGAGGCTGGATGCTCAATGCGTTTCATGACAGCGTCCACGGTGCCTTTTAGGAACGGGACCTTGCTGTGGAACGTAGCGATCAGCTCGCTGGCTTCGTCCAGGGGCAGGTCCAGCTGTGTGGCCAGCTTGGCTTTGCCCATGCCGTACATCAGGCCCAAACCGATTGTCTTGGCAGCCTTGCGTTTAATGCCGGCCATGTCAGCCACCATCTGGTGGAAGTCCGTGTCGGGGTTATCGCGGTAGGCCTGAGCCATCTTCTCAGCGCCTGGTAGGCCCAGGAGTGTGGCATAGTGAACCAGTAAGCGTGGCTCCTGCGAGGAGAAGTCGTTGGCGGCCCAAATGTCACCGTCCTCGGGCAGGAACAAGCCTCGCACCATGGGGCCAATGATTTCGTGGCGCGCGGGCACTTGCTGGAGGTTGGGGTTGCTGGCTGACAGGCGTCCTGTCACGGTGCCACCTTCCTCGTTGCGCATTTGGTTGAAGTGGGTGTGGATGCGTCCATCCTTGGCACTGTGCTTCAGGTAGGGCTCCAGGAATGTGCCGTGGGTCTTGTTCAGCTCACGGGCCTCCAGGATCATCTTGGACATAGGGTGGTCGTGCGTGTCCAGGAAGCTCTTGGTAAAGCTCGGCGCGCCAGCTGCTGTCTTGGGGTACTGGATACCCAGGCGATCGAATGCAGCGGCAATGGACTGCGCTGCCCAGATGTCCACTTGCATGCCGGCCTGGCTCTTCAAGTACTTCAGGATTTCTGTTTCCTTCTT